TGTTCAGGTTTGCGAAACCGGCGTACAGCTGCCAAATCAGGATGATGAAGCGGCTGAAGTCGTCGTTGTTGTTGATCAGAACCTGAGCGTTAGGACCACCGATACCAACACCCACAGCCTGAGGACCGAAGAACAGACCAGCAGGGGTGTCACGTGTACCTGTTGCAGTAGAGGCACCAGTCAGAGTTGTGGTGACTTGCTTGCTTGGGAAGTTGGTGGATTCGAAGAAGCGAACACCTTCAAACACGAAGCCGGAAGGCATCACAGGTTCGCCAGCCACAAACTGAGCTTGACCAAACTGGCCACCGCCATAGAGGGCAGCGTTAGGAGCCATCATGCCCATCAGAGGGTTGGGGGCGCCAGAGCCAGGATAACGAGCCACTTCACGGAAGCCCTGGTCAGCACGCAGGTCCTTCATGAAGGAAGGATCAGCAATACAACGGTAGTAACCGTCAGAGAAGACAGGGACGTTACGCTTACGCAGACCCTTGACCACTTCCAGAAGGTCGGTCTTCACGTTGAACTTAAAGCGCTCCGAGGCGTACTCAGTAGCGGTGTAGGTCGAAACGGTCGAACCAGTCTTGGTGTGGTTGTTGGGGTAGTAGTAACCACCTTGGGTGTCAGAGGACTGACCACGTGCTTCAGACTTGAACAGTTCGTCAAGGAAGACACGATCACGCCAACGACGGTAGTCATCGAGCAGAGTCAGCGAACCGATGGACTGGTGGAACATGTTGAGGTTCCCGGTGTCCAGCAGAAGACGCTGAGCGGTCATCAGGGTCTCACGAGCAATCTTGAAGGTGCTCGGGAGGTTGGTGTTGCTCGGGTCAGCAGGACCGGTGTACTCACGCAGAGACACCAGCACTTTGTCCTTAACGATGGACCGGCTGTTAGCGGTACCGATGGTTTGATCCTGGGTACGCTCGCGGCTGGTCTTCGTGCCAGGGTTACCCCAGAAGCGGTAACGATCCAGCTGAACGGTCTGACCGGGCTGTTTGGTGAAATCGTGGACAACTACAGGCTCGCAAGCCATCTCCACGATATAAGCTGGATGGGGGCGGTACAGCTCCGCACCCAACAGCTTGGGAAAGTCGTTATCAATAAACATGTTGGTTTCTCAGCATAAGGGTTAGCTGATACCTGAGACCACTTGGCCTCAAACTCAACAGCCAAAGCTGTCTAACTCTGGAACTGTTGGTTCCATTAAAAAAATTATAGCAACAGTTACTACTTTTAATTATTTAAGTGAACCGGCTAAAGCGCGTAATCCACGACCAATTGCCACATTTTTAATTGCATCTACTCCCATGCCCACACCATAGGTTGAAAACTGAGCAGCTTGCATTGCAGGTGAGATCGGTGTTCCTGCGGCGGCTAAGTACTTAGAGCCTTTTCTTGTAGCCTGAACTTCAGATGCCAGTGTTCCTAATTGGTTTAAATAACTGCTGCTTAAACCATAGGCTAAAGCACGTCTTGTTGATGGAGCAAAGGCACCAGCAGCGATCTGAACACCTGTTTCAATCAGGGGATGTAAGACACCGCTGTAGGTACGTTGCTGTACCTGTTGCATTAGACCTGGCTTGAGATTTATTGCACGATGACCAAGCTCATGCGCCAGGACAAACTGACTGGCTTGGGGACCATGTAATAGTTGTTCTGGTTGCCCAGGATTTGCAGAGAACTGATAAGAGCCACCACGATTCATGCCTTGATGAACCATTGGTGACGGTGCAGCTGATCCAACATCTTTAGCATGTGCCAGAAGGAGCGCTTTCCTTTTAGCAACATTTTTAGGATCAAGTGTTAAACCAGTTTCTTGTTCAGCCCGTTTGTAATAACCCTGGCTCAAAACTGAATTAACGAGCGGCGTTCCTAATGCTGCTGCAGCACCAAGTCCTAGTGCTGAAATAGCATCACGCTGCACCGGATTCATCAGGCTTCTGGATTTACAAACATAGTTTGAGGACCATAGCCATTAACCATGTTGCCAGGAGAGTACACGTTGGGAGGCATTGTTCCCATAGCGTGATAAGGATTCACGTAGCCATCCACAGGCTGCATAGAGATTTGAGCTGCAGGAATCTCAGGATCAAGAGATGCACCTTGCATTGCAGCAATCAGTTGTTGAGCTTGCTGAGCTTTAGCTTTAGCAGCTTTACGAGAACCTTTGTTTTTCATTTCAGGATTCCTGATTCATGTTGTAGCCAAGAGGAAGTTGGCCCCGAGGCACAACCATGGCATCTTTATAAGCATGTTGTTGAGCAACAATCATGTCTTGCATATTCTGGCTCTGACGTAAATGATTACCAGCCAGTAAACCCATGCCACCAAGTGGTGAACCTGGAACAGCAAGGTTCATGTAACCTGCTTGTAAATCAGCAGGCATAATGTTACCGCCAACAACAGGTTGATCACCTGCCATTCGTTGACGCTTATTTTCTTGGCTGGTCGCAGCACCTAAAGCAGCGCCAGCAGCACCAGCACCTAAAAGGCCAGCACCCATTGCACCGTATCCAAGTACACGAGACCCAGTTAATCCTTGAAGATTACCAAGTTGATTCTTCTGGAACCCAGCAATTGCAGAAGCACCAGCTTGAACACGTTCTGCCATTCCTGCTGCACCAATCTTCTCAAGGCCAGCAGCAATGGGACCAGCAGCAGCTTTTGCTCCACGAGCAACACTGCCCCCTAATTGGCTAGCAGAACCTTGAACACCCTGAGGCATTGCAGTTGCTACTTGTTCAACTAAACCTTTTACTCTTGCTCTAATGTCTGCCATAAATACAAATAAAAAAGGGGCAGCCTTTGCTACCCCTTATTTTACTTTTAGTAAGTTTTAGATCACTCCATCACCAGGAGCTTCTGGCGGAACACTTCAGGATTCTGCTGAGCAGCGTTCAGATAGCGCCAAGCGTTGGCGGGATCACGATCGGCCAGGTTGCCAAAGCTGTTCCAGAAATCAATGGGGTTACCCTGAGCTTGAGGCTGAGGGGGAACCGGCATTTCAGGACGCTGGTACTGAGCAGGAGCTTCTGCAGTAGGCATCGGAGGCACACCAGTACGGATACCAGCAGCAGGAGCCATGCCAATCTCTTCATCAGGGATTGGATAAGGACCATTCTCACCAAAGAACTGGCAGGTGTAATCAGCCAGGATGTCAGGATCAGTCAGGATAGCTTCGTAAGCCTTGTGCTCAGCGGACAGTTCCTGCAGAAGATTCACAGCTTCAACCAGTTGCTGGTTGGTCTGGATCAGAGAATCTTCCAGGCGGCAGGAGTAGTCGTTAAGAACGTTGGCAGCATCAGGACCAAAGTGGTCAATGACAGCCAGGCTCTGCTCACTTACGCCGTTGGCGAGGAGCTGTTCCCGGCTGATTTCCTGCGAAGTTTGGGAAGAGTTGCTGGAGTAAGCCTGGTTGCTGTTGGTTCCAGGCTGAGAGGTCAGCATCCCCAAATTGCTGTACGGGGTTGCCGCTTGGGAACCGTAGTTGGCCGGGGCGGTTTGTGTTGTCGCCACGGACTGTTGACCCTGGAACGGGAATTGGACGGGCGAACTCAGGAGCCCCACCACCCGATTGAATGCCTCCTTGTAAGGATTCTCCGCTTGAGGAGCCTGCATCTCCGCCTGGGGCGCGTACGGAGTAGGGCTGTATTGCGGTGCCACGCCCATCTGGGCCTGCATTTGCGGGGCTGGGGCCACCGCTGTTTGGTAAGGAGCCACCCACTGTGGGGTTGTTGAGACCGCTGGAGCTTGTGCCGCCGTCTGCGCCACCGGAGCCCCGTAGCTGGTCGGCTGGGTCGGGGATACTTGGGGTGCCGATTGGGTCGGCATTGCGGTATCGGCCTGCATAGGTTACCTCTTTTTGTAGGCTTTCGAGAGTTCGATAAAGGAACGGAGTGAGATCAAGTCTCGGGTCCGCAGCCATCGGTAGATCCGGTTGCTGCGGGTGAGGAGTCCGCATTTCTTGATTGATTAGATCAATAAATGTGGAATAAGCCCTCTGTACTTGACCCACCATTCGGAATGGGAAGCCGGAAAGCATTCCGGCAATCTCATCATCCGTTTTTGAAGGGAACAAATACTTCAGTGCTTCAATGCTATCAACACCTAATTCTTGTAGGTTTCTTGTGAAGATAGATTGGTTTAATTTATCCTGCGCAGTATCTTCGTAGACAGGTCCCATCCAACGCCATGCCACCGACCGGTCACCATCAGGAGCAAGGCCAAGGACCCCATCAGGAATCTCTTTAGTTTCGAGAGCTTTTTCAATAGCTTTTTGTAAGCCTTTCTCATAACGTGCTTTTGCTTTCTCGTATTTAGTAACAGCTTCCGGAGTTTCTTCAGTTGGAGGCTCAGGTAATTTTAAGCCAGAAGCATAAGCTAAGGTCTTACGGAAGATTTGTTCTTCCTGGAAGATCATTAACTCAAAACATTTACAGATGCCATAGTCATATAGCTGTAAACACTTCTTCTTGGCTGTGGCACTGACTCGGCCATAGGCAGATTTAATCTCTGTAGCCGTAACGTTTGTAATTGAAAGGTCATCAATACCGCCAAGGGCAAGACGAATTTCAGAACGTAATTGATCAACGTAACGAGATTGATCTGTACTAACAGCATTGGGAGTGATAAAGCCAACCCGATCTGTTGGTTCAAGGTTGGCAATCACACGTGGTACGCGCATCCCGCCACCAGGGCTACCAATGTAGCCCGGTTGCTGACGTGTTACGGGGTCTTGTTTAAAGGTTGAACTAGAAAGGCTGAACTCAGATTGGAATCCAGAAGTACTAGCAATACTGGGACGTTGAACAGTTCCGTCTTCTGCGCGACTTTCAATGATGTCTTGCTTTGGACGAGATGACAGCAGCGTCGGGTTACCAAAGAAAGAAAGGTTTGCCCGGATGTTTTTAACCATCTCATCATGGGCAACAATCTGATTTGAAACCCATTCAAACTCACCAGTGCCATCAGTACCAAAAGCATCTGGATTGTTGAAGACTTCAACACATGGAATGAACTCCATAGTGTTGATCACAGTCTTCTTGCTCAGAGTTGCAAACTCCTGAGGCATGTCAAAACTAATTTCTTGTTCGCTATGGAACTCTTCGATTTCAGTCGCAGTAATCCGTAGACGCATGTAGCGTTTATCGGTTGACAGGCCAACACCACCAAAGCCACGACTGGATTTGACCTTATAGGGATAGATGATGACCACTTCCTCTAGGTCACCCTCTGGTGTGTAGTAAGTTCGATAGGCGTCTTTATCGAACCAGTACAACCGATAGGTTTTTTGAGTTGGACGGATATAAAACAGACCTTTGCCATAGGCCAAGAATCGATCCCAGATCGAATCAAGGCGGGCATCTAATTTATTGAACTTGATAACTTGTTTAATGAAATCAAACCGCTGAGTACCAAAGTTATCTTGCTCTGGATAGAACTCGACACCCTGTCGAATTCCAAACATCTTCATCTGCGACAGATGCGCGTTGATGAGCATGGTGTCAGCAGCACCCGTAGCATCACGGTTTACTGCTGCTTTCAACATCCCTTCAAGGATGGATTTGCTTTCGCTCATCAGTGTTTAGCTACCTGTCTTTATTATGACTCAATTTCGTAGCCAGCGGAAATACGTTTCAGAGTAATGGTGTCGTCATCAACTTCAACATCAAACCTTTCGTTAGGTGTGAGCGCCATGTCGTGACAGATTTCGTCAGGCAGGGGGATGACAACAGAACCGTAAGCGTCTTGCTCTAACTCAATGGCGTAGTAGCTGGTGGACATTATTGAGTGCTAGTTCAAGTTTAAGTTGCGTCAATACTCTATGGTATCTAACTTCAATATTCCAGTTCCAACTTACCGCGTGACATCAAGCCATTACAGAGCCAGACCAGCGAGTCAACGCAGTCGTCGTGACTACTAACGCCAAAGTTAATGATTTCATCCGTCAAAGCCTGGAACTTACGGTACTTGTTGAATTTAATTTTGCGCTGTTCAAATAAACCCATGATGCCTCTAAAACGAGCAACCTTGTCGCCACGGAACCCTTTGACTGGATGCCAGAGCAAGTTGTACAGACCATGATCTCCCAAGCAAATCCGTTTGAAGTCAGCTTCTAGGGAAGCCTGGTAAGCAACCGCTTCTGACCAGACATGGACGTTGCTCCCCGTAGGGTAGTACTGATCGCCATCTTTATGGACAATACCCCATTCGTAACACATCTCCATTAGAGATTCAAGCTTCTCAAGGTTGCCCATGATGCGAATCCTTTTGCAATCAATGATATAAACCTTGTCTCCAAT